GCCTTCTTGGTTGCAGTAAACTTTCCCTTATTTTCTGGTTTAATATGTATTCCGCTATCGCTGCCTTCTTCTTGAACTTGCTTGCCTACTGCTTTTGCCATCTTTGCATTCTTCTCAGCATCAATGATTTCCTTATCCTTAATTGGATTTCCACTCTTCATTTTTCTCTTGCCATGCATTGACCTAACAGTGTAATACTCTTTAATGAGCTTCATTGCAGCTTCCTTAACAACTTGTTTAAGCTCTTGTTCTGTGACTTTTATTGGCTTCTTGGATTCATCAATCCCATCACCTTCTTTCATGCCTAGTTTTTTAAACATTTTCATTAAATATGGCTCTAACTTAGATGGCATTTTTGATGCTGGGCCGTATGTCTCTTCATATGGAAGCCAAGTACCGTCATTATAAAGTTCGACATCCCATTCACCATTATTCTGTACCTCTTTATAACTGTCTAGTAATGCCCAGTATGCACGACAATCAGCCATATCTAACACAGCAACCAATTGTCCATCACCATATTTCATTCTAGAAACTTTACGTCTAGTTTTTTCGGCTTCTCTACGTCTTTTAGCATCTTCCTTTCTCCTTAAAGCTGAAGATTCTTTTGCTTTAGTTTTTGCCTCTATTTTATCTTGCTCTGCTTTTTTTGATGCTAGGTCACTATATGTGTTTTGCCAGTTATCACTGTCTTTTACCCCATGATTAGGAAAATCAGTATCTGTTTGCTGTTTAAACCATTTATTCCTTTCATAAAAATCACCCATTGGGATTTGAGAATAATCAATCTCATTGATAATCTGCATTGCAGCTTCCTTAATAACTTGTTTAAGTTCAGATTCGGTTAACTTAACTTGTTTATTTATTTCTTTATCTTCAATCACTCGATTATTCTTAGGCCATAACACAATGCAAGTATCATAACGAGAAAATGGGTCTTCAACAGTTCCACAAGCCATGCACTTGATATAACCACTAATCTTCATTCCATCATCGAACATGATATTAATTGCATATTGCTTTGAACGTGGCATACCATCTTCAGCATAATCACAATAACCGCCATCTGATTCCATGCTGTCAGCATTTTCTATATGACCACAAGGTTTCATTTCAACCTCACAACCCAATGAAGATATTGCTCTATAATAATCTGATATCGCTTGCCAATTCTCATCATGATAAACTCTAGAATCAATACCATATTTCTTTACAATTCTATATATTTGATTGATTCTTGCTTGAATTGACTTTGGCTTTCTGCCCATAAACTTATCAACCTCATCGTGTCTTCCCAAGTTTTTTGGCATAGACTCTGTTAACTTCTCTCTAAGCCTATTTTTAAGCTCTTCCTTGAGCGTGAAGTTAACAAGGTATAACTTTCTCTGCATATCACCAATAAAACTCTCACATTCGCTCTTAATGCCTATATAATTCTCACCCATCCCTTCAAGTTCCTTTAAGAAATCCTTGGAATCTGAGATGACATCTTCAACAAATGCTTTCAAAGTGGTTTCATTAGCTTCTTCTGGAGTTAATGCATTCAACTTAATCTTTCCACTGATGGACTGTTCAACCTCAGACACCAAATCCTCAAAATCAGAGATAGAACTTGCAATGTCATCACAAAGCTCATGTTGTGACATATTATCAGCACTCCAATGGAAATTCTTAATTTCTACCTTCCACTTCTCGCATTTATTTATAAAACTTAATATTTTCTTATTCATGACTTTTAATTTATTCTTCCTATAAATATCTTTTTATAACTAAATGTTTGCTTATTTTGATATAAATTTATCTTTTATATATATGAATAATGGAAAACGATTAACAAATCAAGAAGCATTAGAAAGAATACAAGAAAATATGTTCATGATTGCAGAAGTAAAATATTACCTTGGTTAAAACATAAGATTTCAATGTCTTTAGATTTCTATCTACCAGAATACAAAATAGCAATTGAATGCCAAGGAAGACAGCACTTCGAACCAGTTCTTGACTTCGGAGGGAATAAAGCATTCGAAGAAAGCCTAGAAAGAGATAGAAGAAAACTGTTGTTATGTAAGGAACACGGAGTCAAATTATTATACTATGACAGCGAACGTGGGCATACAGAATTTTTAGGAGAAAAAGTTTACAATGAAGAAAATAAAATATTAAAAGAAATAACTAGTTATGGAGAAAAAAATTAAAATGTTGGTCATTCCCAGTGACCATACAGGTGTGGGATTTTACAGGTCGGTAGGTCCACACAAGTACATTGCAGAGCACTACGGTGATGAGTTTGACGTTGACATTGTTTACAGTATGCCGAATGGTGATTTGGAAAAGTTTTTGAGTCAATATGACTTGATTCACATTCACAAACAGCTTGATAAGGAATGTAAGATTATGGATATGATTAAGTTCTTAGGTATTCCAGTAATCATTGACATTGATGACCACTACCTTTTGGGAAACGACCATCCAATGTCTTTAACAGCCAAAAAGGAGAGATGGCATGAGCCAATTATCAATCATCTAAAGAAGGCTGATTATGTTACAACTACAACACCAATTTTTGCAGAGGTGATAAAGAAACATAATAAGAACGTTGCAGTATTTCCAAATGCAATTGACCCAAAGGAAGAGCAGTTTGCAGTGCCCAAGACAGCAATGGGTGATAAGCTAAGAGTTGGTATTATTTGTGGTTCTTCGCACTTAAAGGACTTGCAGTTGCTTGATGGCATTGCAAAACAAGTTGATAAGGATAAGGTACAGTTTGTGCTTTGTGGCTTCGATACAAGGGGAAATAGAACCATTTATAATCAACAGACTGGAGAGAAAACAACACGTCCAATTCTCCCAGAGGAATCAGTATGGTGTGATTATGAGAAGATTTTCACTGATAACTATAACACAATTTCACCTGAGCATAAGGAGTTCTTGATGAAATATATGCCAAATGTTGATGACCCATTTACCAATGAACCATACCGTAGAATGTGGACAAGAGACATCAATAAGTATGCAACGCATTATGCGAATGTTGATGTATTAATTGCACCGCTTAAGGAAAATGAGTTCAATAAGGTTAAGTCTCAACTTAAGGAGACTGAATGTGGTTTTACTCATACGGCATTTATTGGTCAGAACTTTGGCGCATACACCATTGACCTTGTACCAATGATTGAGAAGGGTGGCAAGATTAACGAGAACGGCACTGCTTTGCTTGTAGACTCGTCAAAGAACCACAAGCAATGGGCAAAGTACATTAACAAGCTTGCTGATGATAGAGAGATGCTTAAGAAGCTTCAAGACAACCTTGCAGAGTTTGTAGAGAAGACTTACTCGATGGAGAAGGTTTGCAATGACAGAGTTGAATTTTATAAGTCAATAGTTAATAAAGGATAAGATATGAGAGATTATAAACGAGGAGATATTGTTGCCACATTAGAGGGGACATTTTTAGTTTCTGAGGTAATAGAGGCGATTAATCCATTTACATTTATGGCAGAGCCTTGTGTAATGGTTTATTGGTATGGTACAGAACGCAAAATTCCTTACAATAGGATTATTGGTTAAAAAGAAAAAAGAGTGTGGGTTTGTTCCTCACTCTTTTATTATGCTGTAAATTCTGTAGAATCAACACTATAACCTTCCCACGTAATCCATAACCTAGTCGTACCCCATAAACTATGGGCATTGGCATAACCATTATTAATTGCATTAAGAACAAAATATTCAGAATGCTCTGGAGTAACTTGCACCATAATATAATCCCCCTTTTTAGCATCAACATTAAGCTCTTTTAATGTCTCTGGGTAAACACCAATTGTTATCTTTCCTGGCTTCATATAAGTGCCAAGTTGTTTTGACTTGTCATATGACTTTAGTTCTGGTTCTTCTATCTTATACGTACACGGTATTTCTATTGGGGTTTTAAACTGTATATTATTAGACTCTGTTTCTCCATAGACTGCATCGGTTTGGGTATTGGATGCATCAAATTGATATAGGACTACGGTTTGTCCCATATCTTGTTCTATATAATCCTTTCCAATTTCTCTTTCTAGGTCAAACATCTCTGCATCATAGAATAGAGAGTTTCTGTTGATTGGAACACGTCTTACGCTATTTGTGTTAAATTTTAAATTTGCCATATTTTACCTTTATTAGGATTTATAATGTTTTTCCCAAACATCTAGGTTAAGTCCACTATCAAGAACCACAATCGTTGGGTTTCCATCTCTGTTAACTATTCCAAAGTTTGCCAATTGAACAAAATCGCTCATTTTGGTATCTATTACTAACTTAATAAACTCTTGTAACCATTGTGACTTATTTATTGCATCTTGGCAATTTTTATCATAATATTCTTCTCCCAAGACATAATTTGCTTCAATATACATTAATATATCAGTCATTGATAGTTCTGACATTTCATTTGGTTTTTTTATGTTGTCAAAATACTTATTAAAGCCTATTTTTTTATCACCATTATTTCTAGAAAAATCATCACTACTTTGAACTGAATTTTGGTGATAAAAATGATAAAATGGTATTCCCAATATCTTTTCAAAATCCTCTTCAGTACAAGGTAATACTGCCTCTGAAACCAAGAACGTGAAATTCTTATCATAGTTAAACACTCTAGCTAATAATGGAGAATCAACTACTTGGAATAGTGTATATTCTTGTAGGTTTTGGTCAATTCCAGCTTCATATCTTCTTCCGTATGCAAGTTTTAACACCAAGTTATCATTTAACGTGAATACGCATCTAGAGCTACCCATAGAATCTGGGTATCCTAACCACCTTCTACAGTATTCCATCTGAGGAACACTATTGTCCTCGTTTGCAAATGCGCTATCAGCAATCATTGATAGTTCTTTAAGTGAAAACCCTTCTTGATATGCTTCAAACAACCTTTTTCTCTGTGATTCATTTATTTTAACTAATTTCATTACAATAATACAATTTATTATATAAATATCTCATTTTTTTCGTTTAAACACTTGTTTTTTACAGAAATTTTCTTATATTTTATACGTGTATAAAATATAAGAAAATGGCATTATCATTAAAAAAAATTGAAGAGGCATATAATAAGTTAAAGGAATACAAGGGCGATAACTCTTATATCACGAAACTCAAGAACACCATCATTACTTATCAAACTAGGTCAATGAATGATTTTGAGTCAGAATATGTCTTGTCCAATTGGGATAGAGAACCGTTCGAAGTTAACAAGATGGTTATGGTTGCTGATTGGTATGGGGAGAAACTACAAGAGAAGTGGGAGATTGAGTTTATTCCAAAGAAACTGAAGATTACTTGGTTCTTGGGTGAGACTGATACTCACTATCATTTCTATTGTATATATAGAAGGTCACAAGACAAGGCTGTTGAACTATTTGCACCAAAGAAGGGCATACTGACTGACTTCTTGATGGAAGACTACCATGATGTTGAGTTTGATGCCTCAAAGTATATAACAGAAAAGAGGATTCCATTACCCCATCAAGTTGATGCTGCAAAGTTTATGCTTTCTAGAAAGAGGTGCATTATAGCAGATGAGATGGGAAGTGGCAAAAGCTGTAGCGCAATCTTAGCAGCACTTGAGGGTAATTACGAACATGTGCTGATTGTATGCCCAGCGTCAGTTAAGAAGACGTGGGAGAAAGAACTGAAGTTCTACGTTAAGGATGAAGATATAACCATAGTTCAAGGTTCTAAATGGGATGATGCAAAGTTTACTATAATTAACTTTGATATTTTAGATAATTTTTATGAAATACCAGAACAGATAGTTAAAACAAGTGAATTGAATGTTGATGACGATGGTAATGTTATTAGGGAGTATAAGGAGAAAAAAATCGTCTCTAGGAGCAAGAAAATCATTGATGAGGCAATGAGTAAGAGTCAATTGTTTCAGAGTCACTACGACCTTGTAATCATTGATGAGGCTCATAGATTGTCTAATAATACATCTGGGCGTTTTAAAATCATCTCTGACCTTTTAAAAAGGCTTAATCCAAAAGGAATATTTGAGTTAACTGGCACCATGATTACCAATTCGACACAGAACTTAAGAAATCTTCTTAAACTGATTGATTTGCCTATTGCAAAAGATTGGCAATACTTTATGGAAAGGTATTGTGGTGCAAAGTTCTTTTATAAGAAGAATGAAAGGAATGCATATACTGCAATGTTCTTAAAGGATAAGAAAAAAGCAACTTGGTATGACTTATCTCAAGATGAGAAGAAGGAGTTGGATGAACTATTGGAAAAGAAATGTAAGAAGCTTTGTATTCCAGGAGAAGATACCAATATGGAAGAACTTCAAGAGATTATTAAACCTTATTATCTTAGAAGACTTAAGACTGATTTTGCTACAATGCCAAAGAAAACTGTTAAGTGCCTTCATTATGAAATGACAGATGAAGAACAAAAATCATATGATGAATTATGGGATAAATATCTTGAACTTCAAGAGGATAAGGAAAAAACTGAAAAGAACAAAAAGTTAATTGAGGTTTCGCTCATGAGACAATGGCTTGCTGATAAAATGATAACAAGGACAATTGATTTAACTAGAAAATGTATCGATGTTGGAAGAAAGGTAATCATATTCTGTGCATATGACAATGAGATAAACAAGTTTATCGAGGAATTTGGCGATATTTGTGTGTATCATAATGGCAAGCTAAATGAGAAAAAGAAAAATGAGGCTGTTGAGAAATTCCAAAATGATGATAATATAAAAGTTTTTATAGGTAATATAGTTAGTTCAGGCGTGGGTATAACTCTTACGAAAGCATCAGTTGTTATTTTTAACTCATTTTCTTTTACCCCTAGTGATTGTAAACAATGTGAAGACCGTGTGTATCGTATTGGGCAAAATAAAAACTGTACAATTTATTATCAATCATTTAATGGAACTTACTTTGATAGAATGTTAGAGATTATACATAATAAAGAATACGTAATAAATAAAATAGTTTTAACTGAGAAAGAAAAATAATTCTTCGGATATTGCATATAATTTTTTATTTTTTATAAAAAGACTATGGCAATTAATCAACAAATTTATCTAAATGGAATAAGGGGGCTATTATCTCACTATGAAATAGAAACACTTCCTAGGAGCTATGAAGGATACAAATCTATGTTCCATCATGCAACAGAATTAAAAGAAGAAAGAGATAGAATAGGCAATAATAACAAGTAAAATATTTTAAATTATGAATTTCGAAATTGATTTAACAAATGCGGTTAAGATAGTAACCAAGAAGGATGATGCAACTTTCATCGAATACACGATTGATGATGGTAAAATTGTAGATGTTTCAATTGTTGAGAGAGAGAAGACAACTGAAGAGAAAGTTGAAGAGCTGAAAAGTAACCCAGACGTGCAAAAAATAAATAAGCTTATCACACTTTCTGATAATGCTGGAGTTTTAACTAAGATGGTAGATGGGAAATATACCTCTATTGCTGATGTTATAAAGGATAGTGTTAAGAATGAGCCAATCGAAACTGTAATTAAAGATGATATTGTCGTTCCAATTAAGAAGCAAGACATTAAAATCGATAACAGTAAAAATATATTAGCTAATGCAATGGCTTCTAGTGAAATTATGAAGCTTGATGAAAAGATGGACGAGACAGCAAAAGTTTTCAGAGGTGTGATTGCTGAAAAGCTGTCAGAAGATGAACCTAAAGACGTTAAACAAGGTGAAATCGATAATGACATTGATAAGGCATTGGCAATTAGTGATAGAGATAAGAGAATCAACTATCTCAAAGATGTAATTTCAAAGATTAACACCAAGAAGGAAGAAGACAATGAGTGAACTGACAAATTTGGCTAATGACCCAAGAAACTTCGATGACATAAAAGATGAAGTATATTTATGTTTTATTCGATATATTGGGGAAGAAAATGATGGCTTCTACAGATATGAATTCATATTTACAGATAGCATCGATGAGGTATGGGGTGAAGGGTTTGACCAAAAACCAGCATGTTTGGTTAATGATTTAATGGTTGATGGACAATATATAACTGAAGTGCATATAGTAAAAACCAAGATAAAGCTAGACCTCATTCAAGACAACTGTTGCTTCTCTATCAGTGATTGTTATGACGGTCTTGTTTGTCTTGCAGGAGAAAATCTTGATGGATATGAAGAATATCCAGATGAAAGGGGCAGACTTTTCTTTAGATTTGGAGAGACATTAGAAAAAACTGAAGAAAAATTAGCAAAATGCGGTATTTTAATGATTAATTAGATATTTATAATAAACTAAGATTAATATCCAATTAATATTTTTATATATGGTAACAGAGCAATTTATTGAACGAGCCAAAAAAGTTCATGGCGATAAATACGATTATTCAAAGGTAGAATATAAAAACAACCATACAAAAGTTTGTATAATCTGTCCTATTCATGGCGAATTCTGGATGACCCCAAATAATCATTTACAAGGACACGGATGTAAACCTTGTGGGTATAATAAAAATGCAGAAAATCAAACATTGTCATTAGAACAATTCATAGAAAAAGCTAAAAAGATTCATGGGGAAAAATATGATTATTCAAAAGTAAAATATTTTGGTATGCACACAAGGATTTGTATTATCTGTCCTAAACACGGTGAATTTTGGCAACTTCCGTATGACCATTTACAAGGAAAGGGGTGTAAAAAATGTGGGTATGAAAGTAATTGTTTAACTAATGAACAATTCATAGAAAAAGCTAAAAAAATTCATGGAGAAAAATATGATTATTCGAAAATAATTTATAAAGATAATAATACGCCTGTTTGTATTATATGTAAAGAACACGGTGAATTCTGGCAAACACCTCATACGCATTTAAAAGGTTACGGTTGTAATAAATGTAGTGAAACTACATTAGAAAATAAATGTAGACTACTGTTAGAAAAAAACCACATTGAATATATTTCTCAAAAAAAATTTGATTGGCTGGGTAACCAAAGATTAGATTTTTATTTGCCAAATCATAATATTGGAATAGAATGTCAAGGTGAACAACATTACAGGCCAATAGAATTTTTTGGTGGTTTAAAAACATTTAATAAAATAAAAAATAATGATATAAAAAAAAGCAATAAATGTAAAGAAAATAAAATTAAATTAATATATTTTTCTGAAGAAAGGCACAATAGTTTTAATGGTGTTAAAAGTTATTACGATAATAACATTCTAAAAGAATTAATTAGTTATGATTGAACCAAAATTCGGTAAAGGAGATTATATAATTAACCGCACTGCTGGCGATATGGGCATAATCAAAGGAATAACCAAAAAAGGTTATTACCAATTCAAAGAATATTATGATGCAATGTTTAACGAATTGAAGGATTTAAAAAATCTAAATTATGATTTGCAAGTGAATTACCAAAAATTCTTTGAGTTATGTACAGATGAAGAAAAGAAAAAATTTGACGAAATCATAAAAGAAAAAGGAGGGAATTAATTTCTCTCCTTTAATTTATCTTTTTCGCTATGAAATCCTCTAGCGTATATATCCGATTTTTTTAAATCGCCATTTCGTTTTTGTTTAGCGTAATCCATAACATCAGAATAGCCATTATAATCTCCATTAAAAGCTTTTTTACCAGCTAATCTTCCTAATAAATATTGACCATCTTCAGTTTCACCAACCTCTTTTAATACTTTTTTTACTGATTCTTTTATAACCCAATGAAGCTCACTTTCAGTAATTCGTATTGGCTTTTTTGATTCCATTTGTACATTGTTTTCTTCTTGTTGTTTTGATGCTTGATACATTTTTCCATATCCCATAGCTTGTGCTAATTCAAATCCATTTTTAAAAGGTAGTCCCATAGTTTACTGTTGTGTTTGTTTCATTATTCCTTCGTACATAAAGTCTGCGACCTTCATAATTGAGTCGAAGACGCTTGCACAGTTATTTACGTTCATTCCCCAGTTTGCAAGATAATTAAAATGTTCTTGTTGATTTTCATATCCAAATCCGCTTAAAACAATCCATGCGCATAGTTCAGCTTCTTGTTCAATGATATCAGTTCCTCTAAGTGAGCTTCCACCACGATAGAATTTCTTAAGATTTGGGTTTGTAGTACTTACAACTTCCCAGTGCATGATTTGGTGTGCTGTCTCATGTATCACTGTGCTTAACAAACCATGATTCTTTTTATCGTCAATAATATCAACAATACCCTTATTACTAGCAGACCCTCTAGCTCCACCTAATTTATCACTGCCTACGAAGTTATATTCTTTAACTCCAATTGACTTACCAAATTTTACACAAGCATCTATAAGTATTCTTTCCTTTTCAGTTTCATCACTATCAGCATCATACCATTTGAAATTATTCTCTGGAAATTCCTCTGCACCTTCTCCTTTAATCAAGTCAGAAATATCGTATGCAAGATATTCCTTAAATCCTCCTCTAGGGTCTGGATATTTTGTTTCTCTATCCAATCTACGCTTCTGTGAAGGGGTTAACTCGCTAATTGACCTTACTCCCTCTTTTTCAAGAAAACGCCTTACAACTTCATCATATTGAGCGCCAAACAATTTTTTAAATGATGCTGGCATTGCAAGTATAATGGGAACTGCATTTGGTTTTGGTGTATAGCCCATATCCCTCCATTCTCCCTTTGAACGAACATCTCTAGCGTTACTCTTTTGCATAAAAATCAAAATTGTATTCAACCAAGAAAGTTGATGTCCCCTATGTTTTGACATTTCAGCTCTGAATCTAGACAATTCAGCCAATGCATTCATAGTTTCTCTACTTCCAACTCCTTGCGCCAATTTTTTCTTGAATTCTTCTGCATTAGCAATAATGCCATTACCATCAATTCTTCCGCCACTTGAGGCTTCTGCTTTCATGATAACATCTTTCAATTGTTCAATTGAAGAAAGAACCTCATTGATATCTCTATTGTTTCCGCCATCTGGTGGCGTCTCTTGTTGTCCTATTTCTTCCGCAAACTTCTTAATTAATGGATATACCTCTTGTTCACTTCCATCCCATACAATCCATCCCCAAGCTTGTGGTACTCCTTGTATGTTTCTAATGTAGCGATTATATGGCAAATACTCCATGCCATATTTTTTCATTAAATCCTTATTATCAAAAGTGCTATCAGTTGATGCATTTGGGTCAACATACACCAATTTGAATCCCTTTCCATTTTTTGTTTTAAGAACGTTTTGGTTTGTTGCCAATTGATAATATTCTCGTACTAGCTTCTTATTCATTTCTTTTTAATTTAAAATCGTAATCATTAATTGTTCTCTAATTGGTGCAATCAAAAGCCCTTTTGGATATGTATATTCATCATTTTTTAACCCACCATTGAAATTGATTTCAAATGTCCCAATATATGTTCCAGCTTCTTTAGTGTCACGTGCTTTCCAATCATAGCATATGACATATTGTTCAGTGCAACTATCAATATCACGTAGTTTAATGTAAGCTTTATTCTTAGCTATTTTTGTAACATTTGTATCAGCGTTAACCATTGTGAATGTAATGTCTGCATTTTGTATACATTCATGAAACTTATGGTATGGATGTGTAGAACCATCCTCTATTAGTTCCATACGTAATGTTGGTAAAACACTATTTTGTTTTATAAAGAAATGCTGCGCCATTTTAACTATTATTTCTCAATAAATATTACATTCTTAACAATATTTATATAAAAATATAACAAAAATGCAACAATCACCAAAGGCATATAGAGATAAATTGAGGTTGAGAAGACACAGTTACGGTATTGAAAAGCGTAGGAATATGTCCAAGTTAATACTTGAGCATGGAACACCAATACCGCAGCCCATCGACTATCCAGATATTGATAGTACGATGCATAAATGGGTTGAGGATAATATACAGATAGTTTACGATGGAAAGAGATTACCAGTATATAAATTGTATAGCACTCAAAGATTGAGCGAATATATTCAAGAATGGGATAAACAAGATGATACTGGTAACCCAATTATCAATTTCTTAACCATTACACGTGAACTTAATCCACAGAAAGGAGAAAATCAAGGAAATTACTTCAATATTCCTGGACATAAGGATTTTGCAATGTTCTATGTTCCTGTATTACAAGAGAATGGGACTGAGGCATATGACAAGTATACCATGAAACAGCCAACTCAGATTAACTTTATTTATACTGTTTCAGTTGTTTCAAATAAAATGGAGATTATAAATAAAATGAATGAACTGATGCATTATGAGTTTAATGCAATTGATTGCTTTATATCTCCAAATGACCACCCAATGTCAATGACGTTGGAAGATATTTCTGATGAATCAGAATATACGATTGATGACCGTAAGTATTATTCTCAATCTTATAAAATAAAGGTAAGAGGTTATATCATAAGACGAGAGGATTATAAGGTTGAAAGAATTCCTTCAAGATTAGTTTTATCTTCACATGATTCTGATGCTAGCGGAATTATAAATAAGAGGGGAAAGAATAGACGAGAAGAAGATAAGGTTAAATTTATTGAGGAATATAAAGAAAGCTTACAATATCAAGAATTTAAAGATGAAACATTAAAGAAGGATGACCATTGTGAACCTATTCCAATTGATGAGAAGGATAGACCATCTGAGATTTATGAAGAGACTAGTGGGAATACTGATTGTTGTGACCCAGCTCCAAATAAGTATTACAATAAGATTGTAAAGATAATGATGAACTTTGATGATTGTACGTCAGAATTATCATTTGAAATAGATAAAGATGTGGTACTTGATTCAGTTGAAACAACCAATGTTTATGATTTCAGACTAATTGTCAATGGTGAAGCAATGGACTTGGAAACTGATATTAAGTTCTTGAAAGGTGATGAAATTATGGTAAGAATCACAAGAGATGACTTGCATAAGGATTCAGAGGTAATATTGGTTGGTTACGACCCAGAAGTTGCATTTGATAGAACTAAGCTTGCAGAATCATCATTGGATGAACCAATCGATGAAGAAGACATAATGATAAACTATAAAGAGGAAGAAACAAATGGTATTTAAAACTTACATTAATAAAACGTGTAGCATTATCTCCAATAGCAAAATTAACACTGGTTTGAATCCCATACTAAAGTTAGTATACGGGAGAGATACCATTGTATCTAGAGGTTTAATATACTTTGACCATAACAAAGTAAAAGAATTGATTGAAAATGGAACAATGAGTGATATGACGAAAATGAAACACATACTTCATATCACCAATGCTGGTTCTCTTGACTTTACAGAACTCCATGACTGTACGACTAGCGACATTAATGATAACAAATCAATCAGAGCTACCTCATTTGACCTTATTTTCTTCTTAATACCAAAACCTTGGGATAGAGGTAAGGGATTCGATTATTCAATGAACTTTCTTAATGTTGGATATTATTCTCCAACTCCAATTGACCCACAAAGGCTTATTTCAACTGATGGCTGCAATTGGTTTCAACGCATGAATGGTCTTCCTTGGGATGAAGAAGGTGTATATACTAATGACCACTTATCCAAGGAATATGACAAATTCTCTTGTGGAGAAGAATCAATTGTAATTGGTAGACAACATTTTGATGTTGGCAATGAAAATATTGAATTGGATATTACTGATGTGTTTAATAAGTTCTTAAATGGTGAACTAGAAAACTACGGTATTGGAATTGCCTTTTCTCCATTATTGGAAATGTCTGAATCAGAATTTGAAAACTATTTTTCAATGTTAACTGATAAAACCAATACTTTCTTTGAACCATATGTCGAAACTAGATATGATGACGTAATATTGGATGACAGAGCTAATTTCGTACTTAACAAAAAGAACAGACTCTATCTATATTGTAATATTGGTGACATGATGGATGACTTGGACAAAAACCCAATAGTAACCATTACAAATTCTGATGATGAAGTGGTATTTGACAATATCGAGACTGTTAGACAAAGTAAAGGGGTATACTATATTGAATTAACACTCTCTAAAAACGATTTTGAGGCTGATACAATGCTTTATGACACATGGGATGGTATAGTCTACCAAGGAGTAGAATTGGATGCTGTAGAGCTTGATTTTACCCTTAAATCAACCCCTAACTTCTTCAACATAGGAAATTCACTTAGTGCTACCAATGTAAGGTTTACCCCATCCATATCTGGTATTCAACAACGTGAACAGATTAAACGTTCAGATATTAGAAAGTTAATCATATCAGCAAAACCAAACTATACAGTTAATACAACCCAATTAGTTGATAATATGGATATAAGATTATATGTTAAGGATGGTACTAGAGAAATTGATGTTATCGAATGGGATAAAATCAATAAGACATTCTCAGAAAATTTCTATATTATTGATACTAATATACTCATACCACAAAGATATTTTGTAGATATTAGGATTAAATACGGAATGGATATGATTGTCCATCATGATGTTCTTTCATTCGATATTGTTGATGATTTGAACAACAAATATGCTTAAAGAAGATATTTATATTAAAGAAAAAACATGAACAATTTATTTAAAACATAATCAAAAGCGCACTAGTTCTTTCATGGACTAATGCGCTTTTTTCTTAAAATCAATTTTATGGGTAAGAAAAAAAATTTACAAGGTTTAGATGAACTTGAAAAAGAATTCATTGAACAAAAGATGAAAGGAGACAGCGCTCTCAACTATCTTACATCAGAAGGGTTATGTACGAAACTTAAAACACTAGGTTATAAATTAGATATTAAATGTAAAACAGAAACTCAAAAACAGTTCTTAAAACAATTAAAAGATAAGAAAAAACAAATTTGTTTTGGTATTGGTTCTCCTGGAACAGGAAAGTCTTACATGTCTCTAGCATATGCGTTAAAAGAGTTAAAAGAAGGTAACTACTCAAGCATCATAATGATGATACCTACAGCGCCAGCTGGTGGATTGGATTTGAACCTTGGTTATCTAAAGGGGGATTTAGATACCAAAATTAGGCCTTATCTCGAATGTGATGAACAAACCGTTGCAAAAATTTTGAAAAATAGTGGTAATATGGATTCATTTATGATTGCACAATCATTGGTTAATAATGGATATATTAAATATGAATTTATTAATTTTGCATTGGGAAAAACATTTGATGACGCTTTAATACTTGTAAATGAAGCAGAACAATATACTGCCCCTAATATGCGATTAATTTTAACTAGATTGGGTGAAAATAGTAAGATGATAATTACTGGTGATATTTTACAAACGAATCGTAGAGATATTGTAATAAAAAAATCAGAAAGTGGACTCTCATATGCAATTGACCACATTGGAGATATGGAAGAGGTTAGTGTAACTGAATTTGGAAGAGAAGACATTGTTAGAAACCCATTAATTACAAAAATACTTGATAATTGGGATTGATGTAATATTTATATAAGTTATGGATAAAACATTTAAGCCAACAGTAGAATGGATGACAGCTAAATATGCTGAAATGAATGACCAATTATTTAGAGGTGAACTTGGGGAATGTAACTTCAAGGTCTTTACTACTGGCAAGGGCAGTGAAGGTGGTACATTGGGGTGGTTCAAGATAACTAGTCGTGGTATTCGTGTTGATAGATACAGTAGAAGAATGTTTAAAATTAGTAATTGGGGTACAAAAATATTTGTTAATAAAGATAATTTCACTACTATGTGTAGTCCAGCTATTGAATTAAATGGTAATTATACTGGTACTGAACATGGATTCTTAGCTACACTAGTACATGAAATGTGCCACTATTACACATATATGAATGGTTATTGTCCAAGACAAGGACATGGTAGGGAATTCAAAGATATTGGATATGTTGTGTCAAGTAGGTCAAATGGAATGTTTACAATACAAAGATTGGCTTCAGCAGAACAAATGTCAGAACTTGAGCTTAGTGCTGAAATGAAAGCCAAGAGAGAAAAAAGACTTTCAAATAGAAAAGCATCAGTTACTGCAATATTTGTGTTCACTAAACAAGGACAAGTTAAACTTACAATAACTTCAAGCCCAAATCTAATTAATATGATTTCGACAAGCGAAGAAGGAAGAGGTAATAACGTTGTAACATCAAATGATGCAAATGTAATAGAATTCTTATTCTCAAAAGGATATGAGAAAAACATGAGGACTTGGAGATATTGGAGTCTTGAAGGAAAACCTTGGATTGATGAACTGAAAGAAATGTTGCCAGAAACTAGTGGTGAAACTATTGGAGTTAAAAGAAATGCTGCGCAACAAGTTCAACCTAAGCAGCAGTCAAAACAGCCTAAGAGAATATTTAGCATACAAACAAGTAATGGAAGATTTGAACATGATGCTGATGTATATTATTCATTACTTAATGCTTTAAAGGAAAGATTCCCTAAAACAAGCGAAGAGGCAATTATGAAATTAATAAATAACCCAGCAAACTATAGAATGGTTGAAAATAAAATGAATACAAAGAATATTTTAAAAGAAGTCATTGAGGAATTCATGCAAAATGATATGGAAAATAATGATTCAGTTGAAATAAACCCAAACATGAATTTAGGGCTTGAATCACCTTTAGAGGCTTAAAAATAAAAAAGCGAGATTCTTCAGTTGAGTCTCGCTTTAAATTTATCTAAAAGTATCTTTTTCTTTTCTTCAAATGGTTTTGATACAATATACATAAAATCATCTTTATGTTTATTTCTATATGCCTCTAATGTACAAATTGGTTTACAAGGAGTTCCTACTGCAACAGTGTTTGAAGGTATATTTCTGTTAACAATACTTCCAGCTCCAATTATACAGTTATCTCCAATTGTAACCCCTGGAAGTATAACCGTTCTACATCCTATGAAACAATTCTTTCCAATGACTATTGGCGCATAAATTACTGTTTCTTTATCCCCATCTGGCAAGTTTCTTATTACCCTTGTCGATGCATCGTGCGTCACAAACGCACAATCAAATGAAATGGTGGTATTATCTCCAATCTTAATTAAATAAGGTTCTGAACCCCAATTAACTTCCCCAATTAATTGTACATTCTTGCCTAGATTAGGATTTCCGTATTTTGGTGTATACATAACTTAAGATATTTTTACATAATCTGAAAGGATTGAATCAATGTCATATCCTTCTAATTCTTTAATGTAGCCACTCCAATCACCACATTGTTCCATACCAGCCCAAGGATGAACGTGATGCATAATTGCCCCCTTAATAAGTTTAAGTAAAGTAACTAATTTATCACCCTTTGGGACTGGATGTAATTTATCCATAATCTCATCCATTTTAGATTCAGCAACCAAAGTATTTTTATCATTTAAGTTGTGGGCAATCTCATTGTCCTTGTTACTCATAATGTTAATTCTGTTTGCCACAATATTAACGATAGAATTTGCTTGGTTCTTTTCGTGCGTTGCTAAACCTTGTTTATATTTCAATTGTATATAAGCTGGGTCTTGGTCATTAAATATAATATTTCCAATCATATTTGGATTACTAGAATTTGTAGCTTCTCCACGAATACCAGCCCTGAGGTCAACTTCACTAGTCTTTGTTGTGTTGTCATATTTTAAGGTAATATCTTCTCTTCCCCTACCAATAACTGCAACATCTTCAGATTTTGGAAATGACCCCCTAGTATCATCTACATTTGAAATTTTTTCAATTGGCTTGTGCTGACGTATTTGGAATAATGACGTTGACTTTTCCTTTGAACAATCTGTAAAATATTGTGGTTGGGATATAATTGGGCCTAAAAAATATCTTTGTGAAGAATGTTTATCTCCACCTTTATCTTCTTCCATGAAAATAAACACACCTTCTCCAACTTTAGGAATACTTTGGAATACTTTTGGTAGCAAAGGAAATGCCCAAGGTATATCATTTATATCTCTTGCTCTGTCTTTCCCTTCTAGTTCTGCACGTATTCTAAGTCCATCATATCCATCTTTAGAATAAGTATTTTCAACTTCCCTAACAATTCCTATGTTAATAGAAAAATTACTCATCACTCAAAACCCCTCTCTTATTTAACTCGCTAGTTGCCTTATTATACAAATAATCCAAGTCTTCCAATTCATGTACCAACTCAATTATTTTATCCTTCTTAACCTTATATTCATTGTCATAACCCATAATCTTAAGATTAATCTCTGAGTTTGACATTTTACTAAAATCTACATTTCTATTCATGATTAGTCTGCTTTATTTAATACTGTTGGAGATTGTACTAGTGTCCCAAATGCTGTAAAAGGTCCTCCACCATTTGCCCCAGTAACAGAAACAACACCAGTTCCTGGAACAGTTCCTCCTTGTATTATCATATCCATTTTAATTCCCCTATAAATTTCTTTAGTACTAGCAAATGCAAATGCTAAAGTAAGATTAGGACTTCCATCTGGCATTGCCCCAGTAGGTATTCCAAGTTTATTCAAATCCCTTGTTATATTTGCCACAGATTGAATAACTGAAAGTCCTGGTCTACGTATCATAGAACACACTAATAAGATTTTGTTCAATTGTGGAAATGGCGGTCTTATTCTACTGAAATAATTGTTTATTGTTTGACAAATCTCTGCTATGCCCATATGTTAACAGTTTTTAGTTGGTGTATCCACACCGTTATTTTTACTAGATTCTATGTCAGCATAATCGACAGTATCAAGTTTTGTTTCTAAATCATCACCTCCAAAACTCCACCATATGCTAGGACAATTTCGTATAATGTCATTAATTGCTTCAGTATAATTCTCAAGCTGCTCTCTTACAATTGCAGATTGAAGGGTTGCTACAATAGGGGCTAAGTGCTTAAGCAATAACTTGGTTAACTCTTGAAGTATTAAATCTCTTATTTCCCTAATGATTGAAATGATGATACTTCTAACAGCTATAAGTAAATCTTCAAACGTTATCTTCTGGCGTTTACCACCCATAATGGTTTCATTAACCTCAAGAAGCATTAACACTTTAGGACTTAAAACTGATTTAACTATCGCTAATGTTAGCTGTTCGATTAAGTCAGTTACAAAACTAAATTGTACATTAACCTCATCACCACCTTCGACACCTTCTGTAACACTTACAGCAGCTTGAGTGATGGTTCGTTTCAAGACATCTATCTGGCCATTAACATCTACTGCATCATCATATTCATTTAAAATATCTATAACTGATTTAAAGTCTCGCCTTTTAGCCTTTTTTTCTGCTGTATTTCTTAATAATGCGTCATACTTTTCATTACTGAAAGTGAAGAAGCAATCTTCTACTGTAGAATCATCAGAATTAATGATGTTTTTCAATATTTCACGAATGGTATCAGTTGCTTCTTGATGTTCTACACTTAGTCCAACATTCAATCCTAATCTCATATTCTTCAATGAATCAAATAGGTTTGTGACAATTGTTTTTGGGTCAAAAAGCTTCATTCCCATTACATAGTCATAATTGAACTCATAAACAGTAAGCCCCTTGTAGCATTCCATCAAGTTTTTTACAACCTCATTTTTATCTGACACTGTAACTTCACCACTTTTCTTATCAATAGTAACTTTTCCACCTAAATATTCTAAATTTGGGCTATCACTAATATCTGCCAATGTATACTTACCATTGGGGTCATATTCACCCTTTGAATTGAATAATAATTTCTTAAATCTCCAAGGTGGTTCTCCTTCATTGATGTTTGGAATGTGCATCAATGGCTTTGGTAAAATCGTAAAGCGGAATTTGTTATTAACAAGACCAGTTATTGGTTCATCACTACTAGTAGCTTGGTCTAAGAATTGTAAGTTACAAATACCTATTTCCTTGTTATAGTCTCTAGATGCTCCACTTGTCCAAAGTAAATTCTTTGTTAATTGATTTGCTCTTCTTATATACCAATTAACTGAATTCCAATCATCTGATACTGGAACTAACGTATTTTTCATAATCTCATTACTTTTATCATACTGACTATCAATACACATTGAAATAATGTGAGGTGAACCAGTATATGTAAAAGTATTTCCTTGAAGTATATTAGATTTAAGGTCTCCATTATAAAACATCTCAACTTTTTCTAATAAAGAGTTTCCACTTACATTAGTTGCTCCTCCACCATGAATTGGGTCAGTAAATGTACTCATGTCACTAATTTGAGATGAGTTTGGGAAATGTCCCTTATGCATTACAAACCAAAGAAAAGCATCGAAATCATCTGCCCTAGCGAACTTATATACATCAGTCACCCCACTTAACCCAAAATACATATTCTTACCTTCATCAGATAATGGACTTATAGTCAATTTATTAAAGAAATCAATTGTTTCCAAACTAATGTCAATTCCATATTCTTGGGATGTGTTAGTATTGTTTGGTACTTTGTGTTGTTTTCTATACTTATCTGGTATTCTTGGGTCTATTGAACAACTTACCATTGTCTTAAGATTGGTTAGCAAAATGGCTTTAACTGCAATTTCTAAAGAAGCCGTGTATACGGTGAGAAAATTTGTAAGAAAATCTACGAGTTCTTCATAAGTAATACCAATTTCCTTTAATAACTGCAATATGAATTCCATTGGGTTTATTGCCATACCAAGTGACAGCGATGGAGATGTAGATAATAATGTTAATACGGTTAACACCTTATCTATTGCCTTCGCAGCATTCACATTTGCTATAGTATCTTGTTGTTGTTGCTTTGCACTAGCCATTACTTCTTAAGTTCAATAGTCTTAGTTTTCTCTTTTCCTTGATATGATTCATCCACCATCTTCTTGATGTCATCAAAGTTAAAATCCATATTCTTCATATTACTTCCATTCTCAAATGCATCCTTTACATCACCATTTGACTTCAATACATCTGCCAAAATCTTTGCAATATCCAACTTCTTAGATATTGCCTTATCCTTCATTCCAAGATAATCATTAATTGCCTTTGCATACTTTGTTCGAGCCTCCATAGGCTCATTTTCCAACTGAGATGCAACTGACAATTTGTTTATCTCATTCTGAGCTTGAATCATCTGTTCGTCACTAATTCTATATGCCTCTTGTAAGAGGTCTTTCAAGCTCTGCATATCATTCAATTCTATCTTTAATTTTCCCATAAATTCTTTACTTTAACATAAATATTATTCATTTATAATTTTCCATTTAACTTCATAATATCTTTTCTTATATATCTTTAAAGAATCACGAATTTCCTTTGTGTTCATATTGGTGGTTTCTTTCAAGAACAATAAAATAGAACTCTTATTGAATTTATTGCTTCCCATTTGGGCAAATATGTCATCCCAATTGGTCATAAGGGTCAATAAAGCACTTCCAACCTTAATCTCATTCTCATTGAGCTTAAGTTTCTCCTTATCAGCCAATATTCGCTTGATATTTTCAACGGTATTACCAGTTAACTCAGAAAGGAAAGTTTTCCTTGGGTCATCATCACTGTATGAAAAACTTAAATTATTATCAAACGTGTTCTGCATATCATTCGAAGGATTGTCATATGACTCATTCCTCTTCTGATTCTTAGCAAACTGATTAATCTTATAAATCAAATAATTCTTGCAAATTGTACCACAATATGAATACGCCTTGTAATTAGTCGTAGGGTCAAAACAAGATAACTTTGTCATAAGAAATGACATCGTGTCATCAAACGTCTCAACAAACTCCTCAGATGGTGGATAAAGTGAATAACGTCTGATGATGCTCTCTATCATCTTTGTAAATGCGGGTCTAAGTATCTCATTGTATATCTTATTTTTCTTATAAGCATCATCAGTAGATAGGTAATCGACTACCGCTTGCTCTTCTCGCTCATAAAAATAGCCCTTTCTTTCCTTGGATGGTTTTCTGCCCCTCTTTTTCTTAACTGGGGCTTGTTCAACTGTTTCAGTAATTCCACTATTTTCAATCATTTTCTTAGATTAAAGATATTTATATTTAGGAAATATGTCCTAATTAGTTTTATATTTAATACTAAATATCACGTCAAATCCAAAAATCTACATTGAAAATGTACTTTCTTTCACATTTCTCAATTGAGAAATCTCTGTGTTTGGTTTTTGATGTTTCAAACAAAAAGGCACTAACCATCAAATTAGTGCCTTTGATTTTTTTAATCTTCAGCTTTTTCCTCTAGATTTTTCTTATAATCTTCGTATGTCTTATTTCTATCTTCCTTGAAGAAGTATTCTCTCTTGGCGAGGTCGAAAAGCCACTGTGACTCTTCCTTATCTACAGTTTCCTTATAGATTTCAACAAGAGAACCACTTCTGCCAAGTGTATGATTATAGCATACCTTTGGAATTACAAATACCTTCTTACTCTTATTTGTTAAGCGAAGAAGCCATTCATACCAGAATGTAATCTTAATTGAAGGTTTCAATCCACCAACCTCACGCCAATCTGCGGTATTGAAGATAGAACCAGTTAGATAGAAATCAAAATAATTCTGAAGACAATCATTGTCAATATATCCAATCTCATTTGAAAAAGAACTTGCCCATGCCTCTGCATTGCCAAAACCAATATATTTACCATTATTAAAATCAGTAATATCCTCAAGGAACATAAACACACTCATATCTGGCATGAACTCAATATACTTCTTTGCATTGTCTAGCCAAATTGGAGTATAAGTATCATCGAACTCAAGAATTGAAAACCACTTCTCCTCAATGTTGTTTGCAGCAGTATTCACTAATTCTGCAAATGAATCGCCATCACTCTCAGCAAGCACTGTAAGTCTCTCAGACACCCCCTTAAGCGTTCTGCCATCAACACCCTTCTTAACTGAAAGAATGGCTTTCACGCCCTCTGGAATGCTCTCTACAGCCTTATTCAATAACTCTATATTATCCTTACCAAATTCATGCATTGGTATTATCACTACCAAGTCCTTCATATCTCTTATTCCCTTTCTTTGTTTTTTTCTTTATTCTTATTTGCAATTGCATAAAATTCTTCTAGACTTTCATCTATCAATTTCTTGAAATCTGCATTTTCATCCTTAAAAAGTTCTTCAATGGCTTTGCACGCAATAAATACTGCTTCTGCCTCATTGTCAATGTGAAATTTTCTATCTTCCCAAGGAATAAAATTACCATTTTCATCTTTAACTGGATTGAACTTATTAATTTTATCCAAGATTTCATAAACATTTACATAATCTTCACCGCAATACTTCAAGAAATCCTTGAAATTGTATACACCTTCATCCAATTTGGTGCATACCCTTCTTATCATAGGGAATACAATTGTTTCAAACGACAAATCATTTTCAGTAAACTCTTTTTCATCCTCATCTTTAGACAAGATGTATACTGCCATTTGTTCATAGGCGAATGAACATTCTTTTCGTTTAATATCATTTAGCCCTTCTATGAACCCCAATTTCTGCCATTTTTCCTCATAACTTTGAAGCCGTCTGCGTCCAGCATCACTTTTTTTAAGTTCATTATATGTATGAAAGCATATTCTTCTATCCAATTCTATGAAGCTTTTCTGCGCTTTGATAAATTCTCTCATACCTTATTCCTCTTCTTTTTTATTTTTTATTTGCAACACAAGGTCTTCCATTTCCTTCTTTCTCTTATCAAGAAGTTCTGTCACATATTTCAAGATATCAGCCTTTGTATTTTCCTCAGTCATTGGTTCATACACTTTCTTAGCCTCTTCTGCAAGAATTGTAGGAACTTTATCAGTAATCCAAGAACGAACAACACTAGCAATCTGCTTATGCAAGGTATCATAGTCGTTAAACCATACGCAACAGTTAGGTAATTCTCCGTTTTCATCGCTAGCCCAATCTACGGTAGTTGTAGGAACTTTAACCATTGTGATACTTCCGCTCTTCATTGCCTCAATTGCAGAATACATAAAGCTTGCAGTCTCATCAACGACAATTGTGATTGCATTTTCCCTAAGTTCCTTTGCGAACTCTTCTTTGGATAAATTTCTAAGCTCCTTAAATGACACCCATCTAAAAAATGGATATTTCCAATAGAAAGCCTTTACAATTTTCTTAATATCGCTTTGGTCTTTTGAGATTACGTTAACAACCATTTTCTTTGGGGCATTTGTGTTTCCAAATATCTTTGAGATATAAGGTCTAACCTTCTTAAGTTTAACATATGGAAAAGCCTCATTAAGTTCTGCTGCTTGATAATCAGAATTGGTAATACCTTCCATAATACCGAAATCACCCCACTGTGCTGCATAAGGCATTTGTTCAACAACATAATCATAGTTCTGAAGGATTGCAACCCTCTTACAAGGAAGATTCTTTGTTTGATTCATGACTTGAGAGAAAATCTCTGGGATAAACAGCAAATCTGATGGAGAAGTACCAATTTCTCCCTTATTAACATTGAAATGCGGTAGATTCGCGTATTCTTCTCCAAGCCAAGCTCCAACACCGACAAATTCGTCTTCAGTATGAAGCATATTAACATCATAACCTTCTTTCTTCAAGATAAGAGCAAGGTTGTAGATATACTCCAATGAGCCAGAACTAACTCCCTTAGTATCAATTACAAAGAAATTAATCTTATTTTCCTTCTTATCAATTTTTGAAATTTCCTTTTGGATATTTTCTATTACCTTTAAATCTTTTTCGCTCATGTTTATTCTTCATTTACATCTTTAATTAGTTCATATGCTTTCATTGTGTTCAACGTGATATTTTGTCCCATTGTCATAATTTTTTCGTCTTCAATTGAATCTAAAATGTCGATAAACATCTTCACCATATCATAACGAATTGTGTTTTGCCCAGTGTAATCATTAACCTTTACTTCCTTTACCTCTCTAGTATTAGGCATCATTGACTTAGATTCCTTATCATAGATGTAATGTTCTGTAATCTCAACCTCATTTGTCTTATCATTTGGATTACCAAAGACGAACTCTGTTATCTTATTAATATCAAAAATATACGGTACGCTATTCATTATCCTTTAACTTTTTCAAAAAAATTATTATCTGCAATAATATCACTTAAATTATTATAGTTTAAAAATGCCTTATCCTTATTTTCCTTATTAAACTGACGATTAATCAATACAACCTTCTTCCCCTCTGGTGTTTCTTTT